TAGTACTTTCGTCCCATCTCCAGCTGTTACCCAGCGTACCATTGACTACCTTGGACCGAACAAATCCGTTTTCGGGGGGTTGAGGTTGATTAGTTGGTATCGCTATATGCAAAGATTGTGAGAATTTTATAGCCTATTATATGAATAATATGGAACGACCAACTGCATTATGTATAAATTTAGATAGTCAACCAGAAAAGTATAATGATGTTCTTAAAGAGTTTGAGGATATTCTTGATATTAAACGAGTTTCTGCAATAGATGCTATTAAAGAAAATATTAGTGGAAAGGATGCTTTATATCGTACAACTACAAATATAATAAACTCATTATTCACAGAGAATAATTACAGTTATCCTTATCTAATTATTATCGAAGATGATATTTATAAATATAAAAATTTCAAATTATACTGGCCAAAGATTCTTGACTTTATAAATACTACACAAACAGGTTGGGATTTTATATCACTTGATTTTTTTCTAAACCTTGAAAATGCTCCATTGGAAATCTATAATGAATTTTTATACAAGGCTGATAAAAGTCGAAATAAAGGTTTTATGATATACAATAGTGAATTCATCAAACGCGAAAAAGAATATTTAACGGACTGTGGTTGTGCAGATATGATGATGTGTCGAAATACAAATTTTGTAAAACTTATTCCGAAAGAACTTATTGTCAAACAGTTTACTAACAAAGTTTCTGCAACTTGCGGACTAATAACTTCTCACTATGAAGCCTTTTATGATGAAACCGAACAGTACTTAAAGGAATATCCATTCTAAAAAATGGATTTGTTTGAACCAATAAATACGACTGTAACGGCGTAAACAAAATGAACAACAACTCAGACCCAATGATGACAGTTCGCGAGTATCTTGCGCTGCCCAAGAATCAGGCAGAAGTATTGTTGAAGCTGTGGGTTGAGCGCCAACCCAACCAAGGTCGTGAGACGAGGGCACATGCTCTTCGGACATTGGCGCGCTGGGCGGTTGCTGATGGAACTGAACAGAATCATCCTCCTGAAAATCAACGCCATTATGGCGAGGACAAAGCTGATTACGATCACGGCGATCTTGGTCCTCGTGAGACGCATGAGGAGGAGTACTCCGAGTTTCCAGGACTTGCAGCGTTCATCAAGCAGTGCGGCGAGCCGTGCAAGATGGTGATGGAATCCGATGTTACGGCAACCCCAAAAACGGATTCGTTCAGTCCAAAGAAGGAAGGAGCAGCTGTGTAAGACCGTTTAGGCTGCAGCAAATCAGGACACAACCTGACTAAAAAAGGAATGAGGAGTAAACCGGTGACTAGACCAAATCCGTTAAAGGGTAACCTTTTTCGTTTAGGGTTACCCTACCCCCCGAAAACGGATTCGTTCGGTCCAAGGAGATAGATGTTGGCGATTCCTATGGATAGCCTTAAGAGGAGCATACCTCTATAAAAAGCCAGGGTACCTAATTGATCATTTGGTGGGGGTACATGATATTGCGCGAGGCGGAGCGCAGTAATAAATATGTCAGAGTACTTATTGCAGGTTAATATAAGCAATATAACGCTCTTAGGATTGGAAACAACCCTAAGGAAAAGCGGGAAAGAAGTACATGGTTACTCGTGCGAGGTTGGGGCACAAGAGCAAGGAGCATACCTTACAAAAAACCAGAGTATTCATAAAACAGGACGGAATACATGATACAGCGCGTTGGAGGGGGCGCAGTACCTAAGCTAATAATATATCAGAACTCCAAACGGGGATTGATATGAAGTGTGGCGGAGGGTTAGGGGAGACAACCTCGGAATGAAACAAGGAAATGGAACAAGTGCGCAAGGCATATTTGTACAATTTATAGCGTAGGAGGGGCTTTAAATACAGTTGGAGATGGTATCGCAAGATACTATTTTTCGTTTAGATTTGGTAGTTAATATCACAGTAAAAAGTGGTTCTTTAGCTCAGTGGTAGAGCGTTTGGCTGTTAGGTAGCAGTTTGCAACCAAAATGTCGTGTGTTCGACTCACACAAGAACCGTATCTCTTGTGATATATTTCCAAACGAATCCTTTGTGTGTAATAACTTTTCCTAGGCATGCTCTAGAAATCGCAGCTTTACTACTATCTATACTTTTAGACGCGTCGACAATACCATCGTATGTATTGAGCAGTTTTCCATCTAAGGAGTATTGCTGAACATAGTATTTTTTATTAATTAAACTAAGTTTGTGTTTAGTAGTATCACTCTTTATAGTTCCTTTTATAGCATTACCAATCTTAGTTTTATGTTCATCTGTTAACTTCTTACCAACACATCCATTCGAGTGTCTTTTTGTTCCAATTTCTTTATTGTATTTTTTTAAACTATCGGATATCTTTATTCTTGTTTCAACATGATGCCTTGTTCCATTTCCACCTTCCCTTATGTTATAACCATTTGGAACAATAGTATTATAACGCTTAATATAATCAGACTCCATTCTATCTAAAGCATCATCAAATGTTATGCATATTAATCTGAATTTAAAATTTTCCTTACCATATTTTTGAATCGCACTAGACAAATATATACAGTTACTATTTAAATATACATGGTGTTTCCACCTCTCTTCTAAACTGTTAATAGTTTGACCAATATAAGACATATTGGTAATGATATTTGTTATCATGTAGATGTAACCCATATCTTATACTTTCAATGTTTGTTAGTCATAAACATTTCGTTTTTTTAGATTCTAATTAATAATGGTAAAGGGTGGGTCAGATGATTTCTTTAAGCGAGCTGCTGCTCACTCACTGAACCCAACTATCGTAAACAAAGACAGCAACTTCGTCGTCATCACATACTGGTGGGGTCGTGGAAACTTGAACAAGAACACTCAGCGTCCTTGTCCCGAAGATTTGAAAGAGGGTGAGCCTTTGACGCAACCACCTATTCTGTACGAAAAGATGATTCAGAATTGGGAAGATGCTTGCCGTAAACATGGATGCAACTTTTTAGCTGAAGAGTATGCTGAGTTCGCAGTTAAGGGAGGATACCAGCATGCCATCAACTTCAAACCGTATTTCATTCAGTTAGCATTGGAAGCTTCGTATCCTCGCGGCGTTCTGTACATTGATGGAGACATGAAGATTCTTTCGTATCCTGCAGTATTTGATATGCACGACATCGATTACATGGCACGCGGATGGAATACTGATTCTCGTCCGGGTATTGGACGACCGAAGGGACTAGCGTGCTTTGATCCTTTTGTGTTTGAGATGTCAGGAGGCACTATGTTCTTTGGAAACACGAAAGGCGGTCGTGATTTACTGGAATTATGGCAGAAAGAAACATCCAAACATCCCGGAAAGGCCGATGATCGTATTTTGTCTATGGCTATCATGCTTCATAACGCCCTAGCTCCTCTTAACACCGTACAGTTACCAATTGAGTATTTATGGTTAGATTTGTCGTACGGACCTGAAGTTCCCATGACCAAGGGAAAGGATTACGAAGATATTGTCATTTCTCACCCCGAATGCTTGACGGGAGAAGACCGTGCGACATCAGAGGGAGCTGCTTCGAACCGCTATCCTCGGGCGTACGACCGGTATGTTTCTGACTTTCTCTACTGCGAATGGCAAACAGTGTTTGAATACATTCATTTTGAGAAGAAAGTGCAAGTTGCTCCATTCCGCAAGTACTTTGATTGGATGGAAGGCAAGGGGTTAATAGATGTCGTTCCGTTCTCTCAGCGTTACGGAAAGAAGCTAAACAAGATTGCAGATGCGAATGAAGATATGATGAAGAAGATGTCACTGAAAGTCCGTAACCAAGTTGTTCTAATCAGCAAACAAGATTTGGAAACGACATCATTGCACAAGATCGAGTCAGAGCGTGAACTGTTTCCTCTAGCTTTGAAGTATCTCCTAAACGGTCAGCATGTAGTTTGGGTTCCAATGGGAACGCGCAGTATTAAGACGGTAGTGGGAAGGGCAGTAGATGACGAATTAGATTTTGTAACGAAGAATGTGAATAAGGACGATTTCTCAAAGGCACGACCCAAATACCATTTGGAGCTTGATCATGACTATCCGATTTACTTTAGCCCGAAGAGTCGGGTACTGAAACATCTGCTTACAATTTCTGACTCCATTGAATTTATGCAACGCCTATTCAACAGTTCTTACTTGTTTTTAACCCTCATCCGATGCGGATGGGTTTAATGCTTGCGGTGGTGGCGGCGAGTCTTGCCGCCCTTCTTCATGGAGGCAGAGCGCTTAACTGACGCGGAACGCTTTCCGCCCTTACGAGACGCTGAACGCTTAACTGAGGCAGAACGCTTGGCCATTTTTATTAGATTAAACAGAAACTTATTCACACGAACTTGGGACTTTAAAGGTTCCTGTGAATAGGAAGTAATGGAGGATATGTTTCCTCGCTTGGCTGGAGTGGATTACTCCAAGCTTAAGGTAACCGAAGAAGGATCATACAGTATAACGCGACGCCGAGATGCCGACCAAATAATTCACATAATTAAGAATACAGTTCCAGATTGTTTCCAAAAAAGTATAACGGACGCTACCGGTTGTATTGGTGGAGATACACTGAATTTTGCAACAGTGTTTGAGAAGGTGCATAGCATAGAGTTAAACATTGGCAACTATGAAGCATTAAAGAACAATGTGGGGGTCTATGGCTTCACTAACATTACCCTTTATCACGGTGATTGTACAGAAGTGTATAAGTGGGCTTCGGATGTTTTGTACATCGATCCGCCATGGGGAGGACCAAATTATCGGACTATCCAAAACTTGAATCTGTATCTTGGCAATATACGATTGGATGATTGGCTCGAAGATATTTTATCTGGACCGTATCATCCATCACATATCTTTTTGAAAGTTCCACTTAATTACAATACGAAACCACTCCAATTTTTAACAAACATTAAGGTAATTAGTTCTTACCGTATCAGGACATATATGTTAGTACATATCGCTGTCCAATGAAAACGCATCAAATTCTCTTAAATACATTCCGCACTTACCTTTCAATGTGAGCTTTTGAAGTTTTTCAAGTTCTCGTTGCAAGGATGGACTAATATGTCCTTTCTTTTTCTTTTTAGGAAGATAGCTCAGAATCAGGTTAACAATATCGTCCGGCAACTTATCCTTGACTTCTTGTGGAAGGAACATCCTTATTTTTGACCTTGGACATTAAATCGTTTAAATAGAATTATGAATAATTAGAAGTAATGGGAAATACTAAATCTAAAAAGACAGAGGAAATTCCACCTCCAGCAAAACGGTGCATTGTGGAAGGTTGTACTAATCTAGAACTTTGTAAAGACTATTGCCAAGATCATTATACTATATTTGTGCTTCATCAATTTCAAATAAAGAAGCCATTCAAAGGAAAGTGATTTGAATAAATCAAGACTTTAAGTAAATGCCTCTTCGGAAATCAATCACGGTTCGTGTACCAGCTACATCCGCGAACCTTGGTTCAGGCTTTGATGTCATTGGAATGGCCCTGAATATTTTTAACGATATCACTTTGATTACGCAGTACCCGAATGGCGAATTAGTTGAGAGTACTTCAATCATTATAACAGGCGAAGGTGCCGATACGCTGGCAAAAGATGAAAGCAATATGGTTGTTCGAGCTGCACGAATGGCTCTTGCGCGAGCGGGGTGTCCTGCCAATCTACCTATTGAGTTTCGTATGCACAACCGTATTCCAATTGGAGCAGGGCTAGGATCATCGTCTGCTGCGATTGTAGGAGGATTACTTGCAGGCTTGACTCTTGCGAATTATCCTGTTGAAGTTTCGCATCACGAAATCATGCTGCAAATGGCATCAACGATCGAAGGACATGTAGATAATTTGGCGGCGTGTATTTACGGCGGAGTGCAGATAGGAGTGAATACTGGAGAGCGATGGTACACGAGCGCCGTCAACTTTCCACACGGAATGCAGTGCATTTTGTTAATTCCTAAAGAGCGTCAGTCAACAGAGGGTGCGCGCGCAGTACTTCCCGAGATGATTTCGCGAGCGGACGCTGTGTTTAATCTAGGTCGACTTGGAATACTTGTCAACGCATTCAATTCAGGAGCATGGGAAGATATGGCAATTGCGACGGAAGATATGTTACACCAGCCTGCGCGTGAAGGTATTATGCCCGCAATGGCGCCCGTGATTCGTGCAGCAAAGGATGCAGGTGCACATGCTGCGTTTTTGTCCGGAGCAGGATCGGCAATTATGGCGTTATCATCAGGACGGAAAGGTGATATTCACTGCCAAAACCCAATTGAGCGGAAAGACCGTGCGATCGCGGACGCAATGTTTCGTGCTGCACAAAGTGTAGATCGGGAAGGAAAAGTTGTGATTACTCACCCAACAATGCAAGGAGCGTACATTGTATCCATTGACGGGGACGAGAATGCAGTATTCACGGTAAAAGTATTGGATAACCAAATAGCGTACATTTCAACCCGTGCAGGTTGTAAGCCTGAAAAAGTAGGATTCAAGGATGTTCTGTTTACTGGATTGGCGCCAGATGGAGGACTGTACATTCCCACCGTCATTCCTCAAATTTCAATAGAAACAATTTTGTCATGGAAGAATCTTTCGTATGCTGAAGTTGCAGCAAATGTCATGACAGAGTTCTTGAAAGATACGATTCCGTACCCCGATTTACTGAACATGTGTAAGAGCGCATACAGTTCAAAACTGTGGTCATCATCAAAAGTTGTACCGATCAAGACTCTTCAACTGAACCATTCCGAAATGTTGTATGTGGCTGAATTGTTTCATGGACCTACATGTTCATTCAAAGATTTGGCAATGCAAATGGTCGGACGAATGTTCTCGTACTTTTTAGAGAAAGAAGAAAAGTCAATTACTGTACTTGCAGCAACATCGGGAGATACAGGATCTGCAGCAATTGCAGGATTACAAGGACTGAAAGGAATCAAGGTGGTGATTTTGTACCCTAAGGGAAAGATCTCAAAAATCCAAGAACTGCAAATGACAACTGCTGGAAACGAGAATGTGTTTCCTATTGCAGTGGATGGTGCAACTTTCGATGACTGCCAAACAATTGTAAAGAATGCATTCAATAACCCAAAGTTTCGGAAACAACATTCACTTACAGCAGTGAACTCAATTAACTGGGGACGAATGCTTGCACAGATACCTTATTATTTCTGGACTTATCTCCGTTGGCGCGAAATAACAAACAGTAGTTCTAAACTTACAGTAGCTGTTCCAACTGGAAATTTTGGGAATGCTCTGAGTGCATACTACGCTAAACAAATGGGTCTTCCCCTTGCAAAGATTCATGTAGCTACAAATTCGAACGATGGACTTCACCGGTTTATTTCGAAAGGTGAACCGATCGAACACGGTGAAGTGATAGCTACGCTTGCACCAAGTATGGATATTGCTAAAAGTAGTAATATTGAGCGATGGATTGGAAGTGCCGACGAAATATCCGATCACTTCACATCATCTTCGTGTGTCGATGAGGATATACTTGGAAGTATTGAAACAATAGAAAATGAGTCGGGGTACACTATTTGTCCACACACTGCTACAGCCGTAAATGCAATCAATACCAATCCTGAAGTGTTTGAAGCATTCATGAATCGTTCTCTAGTGGTTATGGCTACAGCTCATCCTGCGAAGTTTATACCTTATGTACAAATTCCCAAACAACTCAATAATCTAGAAAAACTGCCCCAAACAACTTACACAGTTCCAAATTCCCAAGATGCAATTATTGCGTTCATTAATAGTTTATGAAATGGATTCATTAAGTTTATATCAGCAAATAGTAATAATATGACACCGGACCAAGCTGTGCGTATAATTCAAAAAGCATGGTTCAAATGGAAGAGTTGGTGTTTAGTTCAGAATGCCGTTTATAATCGCGACACACCTATACCTCACGATTATTGCAATTACTATGAAGATGAGGAGATTGAATACTTCTTCTACTGACCAAAAACGGATTTGTTCGGTCCAACCGTATGGTATAGTAGATCCGTCTACTGACCCTAGTGGAGGAGACTGGTCTAAAATTAGCACTGTCTGAAATGACAAGCTTTTTTTACTGAAAATGGATTCATTCGAGTCCAATTATTCGATCTCAAGATGGGTGGACAAACTGCATTTGGATTTTACGACAATGATACCAAGCTCGTATCGTACTACTTCATGGGCGATTACGCTGTGAACGATATTAAATCGTATGTTCTCGAACCATACAATGTCATGAAGGATGCAGCACAACCTTTGATTGAAGGTTGTTGTTCAATTGAAGAATTCAAGAGCTCCAAGTTTCAGGAAGAGCATGATCTCGTGTGTGCCGCAATGATTTTGCCCGAATCGATTGTGTGCTACGATGCTCAAACGATCGTGATCTACAAGAAGCGCAACTAGTAAATATATGACTAAATATAAATGGAAAAACTTTTGACGATTCCGTCTGTTGCGGCACATACGCTAAACGGCGGTCTTTTACTTGTAGCGTTAGTTCTTGTCGCCATGAACTTTACGACACTTACTCGTCTACCTCTACTACAACTTCTCATGCTCGTCCTTGTTTTATCCATCGCGGTAGGAATCCATGCAATTTCCCATGTCGGTGTTGAGCACACATACGGTTACAACCCATGGAAACTATTTGGCTTTTGAAAATGGATTTATTTAGTCTAAGAGAGTGAATAGTAAGAAACACAATGGATCGCAATATTGCTGCTCGCCGCATTCAGCTGGCATTTCGCAAGTGGCGGTACGATAACTGGGATCCTGAGTGCGATCCTTATGATACCTACGATGGTGGTGACAATGCTCGCCGTGATTACTATGAGCGCCAAAATTACGAGATGTTCATGCACTACTACTAAAACGGATTTTATTAGAACAAACCAGTCTTTTTCAACGAACCAATATGTTTACCAATAATTCCGATAAGATAGCATTTGAGCAGATTATCAAGATGATTCCCTGCGAGGACGAGTTTTGGCGATTGATGGAACTTTCGCCGAAAAGGATGGACAGAATTGTTGATCGGAAGCCTGTGTTGGAGTATTCGCAAGCGGATATTATCAATATGAGCAAGGAGGAGTACAAGGAAAAGTTTCTTAAGTGGTCAAATGATTCAGCTGACTGGCAACTTTCTGCCTATGAAAAGTTTGTAGAGTGGAATCGCAGCTGCATTTTGGAGATGGGAGAGGACGACAGGAAACATCTCGCTTGGCTTTGTCGTCGGATCTTGAAATGGGAGGTTATTAATCTCGATATGGAAGCCTGCTGTGAATTTGGCACTGTTGGGATTTACTTTAACTCGCTGAAGCAGCTCGTTGTTTACAATGGGCGCTAAATACTAAACTAAAAACGGAAAAGATAGGATACAAATCCATCTTTTTCAATTACAAGGATGAATATCTTCTTTCTAAGTCGGCGTACTCGTCAGTGTGCTAAATGGCACTGTGACAAGCATGTAGTGAAGATGATTTTGGAATCGGCGCAGTTACTGTATACTGCCCACCACGAAACTGGAAGTCAAAAATTAGATACAGCTCCGGTATGTGCATCAACTGGAAAGAGAGGGTATAAATCGGCACACAAGAATCATCCGTGTGCGATTTGGGTGCGACAGAGTTTGGCGCATTATTACTGGCTCGTATGGTTGGCAAAAGATTTGATAGTGGAACACGAGTACCGATTCTCTCCAGAGAAGCCGCACGCATGTTTGGAACATGTGTTGTGGCTGGAATCCAATGCGCCTCCGATCACCAACATGGCATGGCGTGATCCTCCGATGGCAATGCCCGATGAATGTAAAGGTCCCGATGTTGTTGAAGCGTATCGCAAATACTACAACGGTCCAAAACGAGATCGTGGATTATTGAAATACACGAAACGACACATGCCGCACATATTCGCATAAACTAAAAATGAATTTATCCAGTCTAATTTTTAACTAATAATAAATGGTCTACGGAAGAATCTATAAAATAACAAATAAATTAAATAATAAGGAATATTTTGGACAGACAAGACAACCTCCAAATAGAAGATGGTCTCAACATAAACAGGCTGCTAAAAATGGTGGTAAAATGATTTTATATAACGCACTAAGACTATATGGAGTTGAAAACTTTACATTTGAAGTAATATGTAATTGTGAAACATTAGAGGAACTCAATGCTAAGGAAATTGAATATATTTCTATAAATAATTCATTAGCTCCAAATGGTTATAATGCTGGAAAAGGTGGTGATAATTATGAAAAAACTACAGAGACTTGTGCTAAACTAAGTGCCTCTAGTAAAGGTCGTATTATATCAGATAAATGGCGTAAAAACATATCTACAGCGCTTACTGGTAGAATAATTACAGAAAAAACAAGAGCAAAGATGTCTGTCGCACAAAAGGGACGTGTAATCACTGAAGAAGCCAAGGAAAAACTTCGTAAAGCTAACATTGGAAAAAAACAAACCGCTGAAACTATTGCTAAAAAAAGCGCCGCACGCAAAGGTGTTCCTTGGTCTGAGAAAAAAAGAGAAAGTATGGTCGGTAGAAAAAATACTGAAAAAACTAAAAAGAAAATGAGTGAATCGCAAAAGGGTAGAGTATTTAGTGAGGAGCATAAAAAGAAAATGCGTGTGGCAAAACAATCAGTACGAAAAATAACGGACCAGCAAATTTCTGAAATAAGAGAAAATAAAGAAAATTTGCTTCAATGTGAACTTGCTACTAAATATAATGTCTCAAAACAATTAATATCTAATATTATTAACTGTAAAAGAGGATATGAACTGCGCATTTAAAATACTTGTCAGTCTAAGATAACGCTAAAACTAAAAACGGATCTAAACGGGTCCAGTTTTTAGGTTTTAAAATGCAAGATACGGATCCTGAAGACCTAGTATCATCCAAGTTTATTACGCAAATTACGAATGAATACAATACTCTCAAAAAGGAGGCTGATGATTTCGAAGCATATATGTCCAATAATAAACTTGATATCGATAAGCATTATGAAGGATGTGTTAAGAATCCATTGAGATGGATATGTGATGGAATTTCAAACTATCCTCAGGCTGTGAAAGATAAAAGTCCATACATGTCAACTGATAATCGTACAATTAAGAATATGCTCAAAGATGTTAAAGAACAACTGAATAAGAGGATCCAGAAGTAAAATTGAATATACCAAATAAAATGATTTAACTATATCGAGTGTGTAACCTATAAATGCCCAACGAGTGCTGGAACCACCTAACAATTACCGCTAATGCCCTTGAACTCACCAATATTGTCAACGGATTCAAGGATGTTCCTGAATGGGCAACCAAGATTTTTGAACAGGGTGTTGAGGGAGTACATATGAAGCTATGGAGTCGCTGGACTCCCGATTTTGCAATGCTTGAGGGATTGCTTGTAAAGTATCCGTCGTGCTGGATTAAGAATGAGTGGTCGGAGGAGGGAGGAAAGGCTGGTGTTTGGATTGGAACTATGCGAAGTGGTGAGAAGAAGATTTCTCGACTCGAATGGGATGATATGTGTCTAGAGGAGCGGATGCACCGGTTCCGCACTAATTAGTATCTAAAACGAATTCATTCAGTCTAATTTTTAACAAGTATAATATGGATGAACAATTTTCGACACATCCTAAATCGGCATTTTGGGTGTATGAAAAGAATGGAACAACAATACCAGAACATATAAAATGTAAAAATCAATCGCAAAAGTTTTGGTTTAAGTGTCCGACTTGTAATCACGAGTTTGATACTAAGGTACGGAGTATTACAACTGGATCATGGTGTGGGTTTTGTGGCAACAAACGATTGTGTAAAAGAAACGACTGTTTGATATGCTTTGATAAATCATTTGCATCATCTGACAAAGCTATATATTGGTCGAATAAAAATAAAGTAAACCCTAGAGATGTATATAAGTCATGTAATAAAAAGTTCTTATTCGACTGCCAATGTGGTCTTGAGATATCTGTATCCTTGAATAATATTTCAAATGGAAATAGATGGTGTAAGAAGTGTGGTAGAGATAGATCTAGTGAAAAGCAGTCATTAAAACTTAACGAATTCATATCCAGATCTACTGAAATGCACGGAGACCGTTATGATTACTCTGAAGCTGTTATGAATGGGGTAGATCGGGATGTTACAATTATATGCAAATTGCATGGAAAGTTTAATCAAACTCCGTGGAAACACTACGCAGAAGGGCATGGTTGCCATAAATGTGCCCAACATGACAGAACCATGAATCGTAGATATACATTTGAAGAGTTCATTGAGATGACTAAAAAAGTGCACGAAGAAGGGTTATACGACTATTCTAAAGCTAAAGATGTTTATGTTCACATGAATCATCCTATCCCTATTATTTGTAAATTACACGGTGTGTTTACACAGCTTCCATCTGTTCATGTTGGTCAGGGGTGTGGATGCCCTAACTGCATAAACAAAACGGCTGGAAAACTAAGAGTATACCTCGAAAAATCATTTAAAGTAATACTTGAACTTACTCCAAAATGGTGTCCATCGCCAAAGAGTTACTTTAAGTATGACTTCTATATTGAAGATTTAGGGCTCATAGTAGAACTCGATGGTGTTCAACATTTCAAAAAGGTTCGTAACTGGACACATTCTGGTCAAGCAATTATGAAACGCGATGTTTATAAGATGAGATGTGCTAATAATAACGGTATTCGCGTTATTCGTATTCTTCAACAGGATGTATGGGACAACGATGAGAGTTGGTTAGATACGAAGTTGAAACCACTTCTCATAAAAAAAGATGCTAATGAAAACGAGTATATTGGAGACATGTACGAACAACATAAGACGATGATGGAATCAAATATTGAAATTGATCCATCTGAGTTCTATGAAGAGGAAGATAACTAAAAATAAAAAATGGATCTAAACAGGTCCAATTTTTAAATGTTAATGGATCTTTTCAACGCTTCAGATGGATCTAAATATCGCATTGTAACAGCTCGTTGGTTATCTCAAGTCCCAGTATGGAAGGGTAATCGTGTAATTGATATGACGCATGTGGATCGAATTCGTGAAGGGTTGAAGGGTAATATTCCGCTTCTGAATGCAAACCCGTTTCGTCTAGCGTTTGTAAAGGAAGACAATGATATTGTTACACGATACATTATTGACGGGCAACACCGTCATCACCTGTTGAAGGAGTACTTTCAGCATCCTGCAGCTCAAGATTTCAACATCATGGTTGCAGCAAAACAATTTGGTAACGAAGATGAAATTATTGATTACTTCAAGATGATCAATACAACCAAATCTATTCCTTGGAAACAGGATCCAGTTCTAGTAGCGAATACTTATATTTCTGCAATCATGAAACAGTTCAATACAGACCCCAAGTTTCCGCTTATCAGGGCAGGAAAGACGAAGCGACCGTTCATGTCTGCAGATAAGTTGCGTGAAGCTCTGATTGCCAAACATGTTTATGATTGGAAAAAAGGACCAGTAGAGTTTGCTGAAGAGTGTGTTTCAAAAAATGAGGAAAAGACAGAAGGTCTGAAAGTGAAAGACAACCTAACTCTAATGGAAACCAAAGCTTTAGAATACCAGTTTGCTTTGGCTATGGATGATAGTTTCTCATGGATCTAAACAATCCTCCCGTCATAAAAAGTAGTTATGGCGTTCTTTATGAACTTGTTCAAAGGGTTTAATAATCAATCTCACCAATTGGAAAAAATTGGGCGAATAATGGTTGGAGGTGTGAGTGTTGAAGTAGACTGTATTCCAAATACGAACTTAATTTATATTAATGGAGCACACATGCCATACAATATGACGATTGAACAAAGTTTAGCGTGGGCTACTTCGGAAGTAAACATAAGTGAGCTCATAATTGATCACCTTCAATTTCAAAAAGGCGATAGTGTTCCAAGAGCGGCACATCAATGGGAAACCCGTACTTTTTTATTCAGTCATTGGAAATATTACGCTACAAACGCTATAAAAGTTACGGCTCAACTATCTTATCCTGATGAGGAGTCCGATACATTTTTCGTGTAAACTGGTAAATATGTCGAACGAAGATGTATCGCCCGACTTAAAGTGGACAGATGGAATTGACAAGATGTTATCTGAATGGTGTGACGAATCCAAATGCTTTCAGTGGATGCATTCAGAATCATATTCGCGTTACAGCCGCCGCGCTACTGCTATGACCATCAGTGCGAATGTAGCTATTTCCCTCAGCGGAATTGCTAATCTTGTTCTAGGAGCTACAATCACAGATACCACAACTATATCTATTGTTTTTGGATGCGTCTCTATCGGAATAGGTGTTGTAAACATGGTTCAGCAACAGTTTGCATGGACAGATATGGCAAATACTTTCCGAACATCCGCTAATCAGTGGAGTAATATTACGCGTAAAATTGAAGAACAGTTAGCAATACCTCCGTCTGGACGAAAAGATTGTGCCACTTTTCTGAAATATATTAAGCAAGATATGACGATTGTATCCGTATACAGTTCAAGTATTCCCAAAGATATTCGCGAAAAGTGTCACGCCCGATTCAGTGCCATTCCAAACTTTAATGTCCCCGATATTTGCGGACAGCTGGAACATACTGCAGTGTATGTAGCCCCAACAACCAATATAGATACATCTCCACCTATAGAAAACAAATGACTATCACGCCCCCCGTCACCGTTGCCGTCGCCGCTCCCGCTCCCGCCGCCCCCACCACCACTGGAACCACCCAAGTGGCACCCAGCCAAAAAAGCAATAGCGACAATCCAAGTCCCAAGCCACGCATCCCAATGACGCGACGCAACAAGGATTAAAATGGATATATTAACTCTAACTTAGGAAACAGTAAGATGGACAAACTTTACGAATTCATTAAAGATATTTGCACTACCTACAATATTGATGCAAGCCATGATCTGAGTCATGCCAAGGACTGTGTGAATATTGCAAAGTTGATTTCACCGAAAGATATTGATGATAACGAGATGATCGTGTATGCTGCTGCTCTTCACGATTGTGTCGATAAGAAGTATATTAATCCCACAGAGGGAGTTTGGAAAGTACGAGAATTCCTTACGCATGAAGGTTGGGATACAGAGCGAATTAGTGCTCTTATAGATATTATTACCACCATGTCGTACAGTTACTTGAACAAGATGAAGGTTGAGGATAAAATAGTGTTTCCTCATCATGGAAAGTATCAGGATATATACCATATTGTTCGTGAAGCCGATCTACTCTGTTCTTACCGTGTACGCCGATGTTACCTTTACCAGAAACATATTTCTCCGAATATGCCTGAAGCTGAAGTATGGAAGAAAGTTGTGGATTTATTTGAGACGAGAATGTTCAAGTATATCGAGAATGGTTGGCTCACATTACCTAAATCCATATCATGGGCAGAAAAGCTGGAAGAAGTTGCCCGCAGAGATTTAGAAAATGTGAAATGGATATTATGAGAGAAAAGTATAAGAGAGAGGGCATGTCATACAATTACTTGTTGGTGAATCATACCAAAAAGCATATGGTGATGATTGAAGAAATAGATGAACTATGGAAGTTTATCTTCAGTCTTTTGAAACTTGGATGGGAAGAAACTGATAATGTCGACACCATGCATGAACTTGAAGATTACGCTAAACTGAAACACTATGTAAAATATGAACAATACACTCACGAGTTCGGAGATGAAGTGTTCCGGTGAAAACGGATTCTTAGGGTTCAAACCAGAAAGTGGTAAGAATGACGAAGATGAACAACGCACTGAACAACGCGCGCAACGCAAAGAAGGTGAAGTCGGACCGTGTGAACCGTAATAAGGCTAACTTTGTGAAGCGCAATCTCACTCGCCTTTGGGGAGCGGATTTGGCCAATAACTGGTTCAGTGGTACGAAGTGGGCTAAGTATGTTGAGGACGAGTATGCGGACATGCCCGATCTGATTCGTATCACTCCGGAAGAGAGGTATGCTGAACTACTTCAGGGCAATCCATATGTTCGCGCTGAAGCTGAGCGTCGTCTAGCTCTTGGCGTGAACTTCGAGAACACTGTACGCAATGCACTCACCTCTATTCAGTGTGATGCTCAGAGGGTTGCAGATATCTACAACGAGGTTGGTGCTCGTATCCAGCGCAACGATGAGGTGTTCGAGACCGCGGTTTCGTATGCAATGTACGAGCTCCACAACGCTTAGCGGAGGCTTAACGAAGTAGATAAGGACTAAACGCCAAAAAAACTAAAACAACTAAAACACCAATATCAACAATACGGACAATTTTTTTGTCTTTTAGAGGTAAGGCATCAAAGTCCTTCTGGTAATGGGCGGGTTTAGCCCAGCCAGTCAACCAACCCAACATTGTCGGCTTAAGACGGTCATTGCAGTCGTATATCATATCGTACCATGCCAACACAACATAAGCCAGCGAGGCTAACAGAAAAGCAACTAACACCTTATGAGCAAACGCTTTAGGATGTGGAAGCCAATACACTGCTAGCACAAATGCTGAAAACACCAAACATTTAGGATTCAGGGCAAGTGAAGTACCGAATAATCCAAGACCCATTATGTAGTATCAGTATTAGATTTTGGATCATCTACAATCTGCTGCATGTTTTTTGTTTTACGGTGATTTTGGTATGCGTAGTACGCTCTCATCAACATAGCAATCGTATCAAGTCCCAAAATAGGACCGTAATTAATCATTAGAGCCCGATCATTGTTCAAAGCAGCATAAGAGAACGCAAACGAAGTTCCTACAAAAATCACGACTTTCTCAGGAACATTCCAAATATTCGCGTTCTTATTTTTGTAGTTGGCGTACAGTTCGGGAATGTAACATGCTATAAAGAGCACTGAAGCTATATTCATCAAGTATTCGTACTGATACTCGTACTCCATTACATCTTTAAAATGGATTCGTGTAGACCTAATTACGATTCATTAACCATGACATTCGAACAAGTTCAGCAATTATACGAGAAGAATTTGAAGGATAAGGGAGTTAAGGCAGTGACTGAAACTTCAGGATTCGGACAAGCGCTGTGTTGTTTATTTGAGAATTTGGGTAAGCCGGTAGAGATCAAGACGATTCGAGAATATGTTGAAGCAAAAGGAATTAAACTTAAGGGTGCAGATTCGCTGCAGGTTCGGCATTTGGCAATGCAGTTCGGATACAATATGCTGAAAGGCGGCGAGATTCATCCCACAACTTCTGAAAAAATCCCAAAATCTTGCTTCCTGTTAATGGATATGGAGAATGTGTACCATGGATTCAAGCCGAAGCGTCGTAAGCTGGAAATGACAGATTCAGAATGGGTTGCCCTAATGGCAAAGTATGATAACATGTGTGTGAACTGTGGATCAGTTGAGGGTCAACCCATGCGCTGGAACAGGCACAAAATCACAGTCTTGCAAAAAGGACACATGGATCCTCGTCGGTCGCTTACTGAAGACAATGTGATTCCTCAGTGTGCAATGTGTAACCAGCAGTACAAAAATAAAGCGGTGTTTAATGATCGAGGATATGTTGTTGAGTTTAACAAGAACGGGTTTACTGAGTTTGGGCAGTAGAGGCTTCACTAATTCGGCGATTGGTGATGTCAATGTATTCGGAATTAATATCAAAACCTACAAACTTCCTTTTTGTTTGAATGCAGGATACGGCAGTAGTTCCGCTGCCGATAAAAGGGTCTAGTACAACCGCACCTTCAGTAGTAAAGAGGCGAACCAAATGACTGATCAGGTCCACAGGTTTAACAGAAAGATGTGTATTATACTTCTCTTTCTTAGCTTTGGGGACTAAGAACACTTTATCCAAACCAAGAGTATCATCAGTTAGAACAATATTCGAAGGAAAGTAATCTTCACCTACTCGTGTTTCTGGACCTGTATTCATCAAACCAGTACCATACTTATCGAAGTTGTCAATATAGCGTCCTTCAATGGGTTTCACAGCAAAGCAAATAGGTTCAATTGCCGGTTTCAATTGAGGCGTTTTCCAGTTTTCGCATTTCTTTTTCAGTTCTTCTTTTTGGGCAGGAGTACGAGTCTTGTCGTTGGAGATAATATGATCTTGTGAGAACGCTTTAACTTGAGATTGGGTATACACCCACCCCAACATATCCCGAATTTCAAATCCAGCATCTTCCATCCCCGAAGCCATTGCGTGATAAAGACGAGGACTGCTGAATGAAAGGAATGCGCCGCCAGGTTTGAGGACGCGAAACGCCTCTTTCGAAACTTCCGTATAAAACTGCCTGAAATTCGCCGACTGTTTTCTGTCGAATTTCATGCCTTTAGGGAGATTACCTACAAGTTTCGATGCGCCTTTCTTATCTATTTCTTTCTTATCCCAATCCGAACCCAGTCCGTCCAGAAAATAAGGAGGATCGGTGCAGATCATATCTACAGAATTAGGTTCCATCTTCTTCATTTCGGCAATACATTCGCCGTGAATGATCATTACTTTATTCAAATTTCAGGACGCAATTTCGGTTTTTGATTAACGAGTGTAAATTATGTATGTTATGGCGTAAGTTGCCAACAATCCAACAAAGGCAACGGTGGACTCCTGTATATAACTGAATTGATTGGCAAGTATAACAGTAGACGCTACCATCGCTGAATCTGCCACTATAATCTTCCACGAGTTTTCGGAAGCATACTCCTTGAACAGATCTATGATCTCATTATGTCCTTTGGGAATAGGTACCACAACCGCAAAGTAAAACCAAATATCGTGAATTATTTGGATAGTTAGGGCGAGCATTAGCAAATGAAACCATCCGGCTTTGGGTTCAATGAGTAAAGCAAGTTGAATACCCAAAACAATAATCAAACAATCGGAAAGCACGGCGGTCATGCCGAATTTGGCGTACCATTTATCCAGCGACTTGCCTAAATTAAAAATTTTAGATAACAAAATTGTCGCAAAATCAACAACGACAACGGCTGAAAGAATATCCAATAGTTTCATTATATTTCATCTATCTTTTTAGCCACGACTTTTGGATTTTTGTTTTCTAATTCAGTTTGTGAGTTTTTGCGATAATCGAAGGTACATGCGTGTTTCTCGGCATCTCGGCATTTGGAGCAGTAATGGTTATCACACTTACACTTGATGAGCACTAGGGTCTTCGCTCGGCATAGAAAGCATCTGTTCATGAAACCTTAGTTCTTCATGCTCCAGCCACTGAGCATCCATTTTCGACCTTTCAGACTCCAAATTTGGCATTTGAGCCTTCAGATCCGAAATCATCTTATCGAACCGCTTAAGAGCCAACTTATCTCCGTTCTTACGCTTATCGGCATACTCGGCAAGCTTCTTCTGAGCATCAGCTAATTCGGCGTCCTGAGCTTGAATCTTGCGATCAATATCATCAATACGAGGTCGGAGTGGATTGTGCTTGCGCATATGTTCCTCCCACTCCGCCTTCATAATTGCCTTGATTTCATCACGCCGGCGTTTGGAAATAATAGCAAGATGTTCGTCCGTAAGATCACACACTTTCATTCTCAAAAGCGCGCGGTCGGGAATATAATCAAGAGGTGCCAATACTTCACGAACACGCTGGGGGTACTGATGACGATTATGGAATAGTTCCCAGAACACTGCATTAGATGTCGTGCGCAGGAGGTCGTGAATACTTTGAACATCCACAAACCAGTTGCGCTTGAGAAGGAAATCAGCAGTCTCAAAAGTAGGTGAGTCGAATGCCATCTTGTAAGTTAGGGTTACCATACCCTTCCGTGATGAAACCATATTCGTTTTTCAGGATGAAATACAAGAGATGGTGAACACGACTCACCCTGAATTAAAAGAAACCAAGGTTCCTGAATTACCACATTCAGCAAACCTTGAAACGCTGAAGGAAATGCGCGACGACCAATGTTCCAAGACCGCACAGGAGTTCAAGCTTCAGCCGGTCCAGCGGTTCCTTCGTCGCGTCCTGTCCCCTGATTCGCCAGTTCGTAACTTATTGATGGTTCACGGAACAGGTGCGGGAAAAACATGCACGGCTATTCAAATTGCCGAAGAGTATATTATCCGTCCAGAGTTTCAGGATAAGCGCGTATTAGTGTTAGCAAATCCTCCAATCCAAGAAAACTTCAAGAGTCAAATTTTCAGTCCTTCAAATATTTCGTTTGATCAGGACGGACTTCTACTTTCAAAACAGTGTACTGGTCGTAGATATTTGGAAATGATCCAGCGATCGAGCGAGGAGTCGTTGCAGTATACCGATAAAGCAAGTCGTACCCGAATCCAAACTTTAGCGAACAAGATCATCGGAGAGTTTTACGAGTTTCAAGGATATGCGGAATTTTCAAATATAATTGATCGTCAAAAACTTGTAGTGAAATCGGACAACGAGTTAAAGAAATGGGTAAGGGAAACATTTGATAACCGCTTACTGATTGTTGATGAAGCCCATAACTTGCGCGACACGACCGAGTCAGATACTTCGAAGTTAGTAGGAATTGCGCTAGAATACATCCTGAAAAACGCGGTAGGAATCACGCTTGTTTTACTTACAGCTACACCTATGTACGACAGTTACGATGAGATAGTATATTATTTGAACCTTTTTCTGTGGAACGATCGTCGAATTGATTTGAATAAGCGACTGAAATCTTCGGATATTTTTACACCAACAGGAGAATTCAAGAAAGGTCAGGAATCGGTGTTTCGAGGATGGTGTTCAGACTACATTTCGTTCAATAAAGGCGAGAACCCATTCACTTTCCCGTTCCGTCTTCCTCCGCCAGAAAACATTATTGCCGAAAATGATCGCGAAACTGACTTCGATGGAAAGGCGATAACTAAACCACGCAAGTACCTCCAACTCGTGAAATCGTATGTCCATCCTAACCAAGAAGAACAAATCAAGAACCTTCGTCCATCCGCTGTAATTGATCCAGCACTGTTTTGCGCATACCCTGAAAATAAATCGTTTCGTGAAACATTTGAAAAGTCAGCAGACGGGTACAAGTACCGAGGTGAAAAGTTTCTGGCTCCATCGAAGATTGCGCTGTACAGTTCTAAATCTGCTTTGATTATGAGTATTGTTGAAGATACGACAGGAGTGGTGTTCGTATACTCGAATCGCGTCGAAGAAGGAGCCCAGTTGTTTTCAATGATGCTGGAAGAGCACGGATACGAATCTGCGCTTGGAAACAAATTACTGGCAGAAACAGCTGGTGAAGTTGCGCGTGGATCTCGTGGAAAGTATGTTCTGTTCGTGTCAGATACCAGTCCAGCAGATATGCGCCGAGCTTTGGATATGCTCCGGCGTCCAGAAAATCGCGATGGATCAAATGTGCGTATTGTTGTAGCTTCTCCTCGTGTATCTGAAGGTGTAGATTTCAAGTATGTTCGGCAAATTCATATCTTGGATCCGCGGTTCAATATGTCGGGGATCGAACAGATTATTGGGCGTGGAATGCGTACCTGTTCTCATTCCGCTCTGAATTTTGAAGATCAGAATTGTACAGTTTATCTCCATGTATGTCGGTACCCTAAATCCAAAAAAGAGACGGTGGATGAGTATATTTACCGAGTATTCGTAGAAGAAAAAGCTGCAAAGATCTCGAAAGTCAAGAAAGTTATCATGGAATCTGCAATGGATTGTGAATTGCAGTACGGAATCAATAATTTACCGAAAGAGTGGAGGCAGGATATCAAGATTCCCCAAAAGCGTAACCAAGACGGTAAGGAACTTGAATTATCGCTGGAAGAAATGTTCGCCCCAACTTTCAGTGATATGGATACAGCAATAACATGCAAGGTTCCAAAGAACGAAGTTGATGCCGATCATACTCGTCCTTTATCAACAATTCTTGATGTGCGCGACGAAGTGTTCGATAAATTCCAAAAGATTTTCGTGAAGAAACAGATTTGGAAGAAAGACGATCTAGTAAAGCATGCCTTACTGAAAGATTACGCTCCTGAAGTTATGTCTTACCTCATTCAGAATGCGATTGAACTAGGATTGGAACTCAAGGATAAGAATGGACGATTAGGATATTTGGAATCAAAAGGTAAGTTTTTAGCATTTAGTTCTCGTCCAAACCAAACTGCGATGGATCGTATACTCAAAGAAGAAGAGTATCAGGAAGTAGATATTCCTATCCAAGAAGAAGAAGTAGTTCCGATTGGACAGGAAGCGGTATCTTTAGGACCGAAGCGTGAAGCTTTGCCAGATTACCTAAAAACATTCCCTGAAGAAATACAGGATTGGTATATTGTCGATGCGGTTCTCACAAAGCAGGAAAAGATTGATTACTTGTTTTCCGTGAATTGGGCAAATCCTCCAATTTTTGCGGCTCCACTGAAATCAAGAACTATGTACATTTTTGGACTGAACCAAGTGTACAATGCCGAACGCGAACTCATAACTCCCATTGGCGAACAGTTGGACGAGTACAACGAATGGCTGGAAACTTTGAAACTCAAATTCGTTGATCACAAGGACGATTTCTTTGCGTCGATGAAAGAGGATTCAATCGTATTCAATTTGGATGTGGATTCAGAGGAAGTGAAGCGCGCAGACCGCAAAAAGAATATCGGTGGACGAGCGTGTACTTCGTATAAAGAAGGTATTTTGAATGCTTTTTCGAGATGGCTGAAAGGCGAAGGATTCCCTGCAAAAATCAAGACGAAAAAGGATAGGTGTTTGTATTTGAACTTTGTGGTTCGTGAAGCTATTCTTTCTCAGAAAGCCGGTCTGTTTTGGCTGACACCTGAAGAGTTCGAGATCTTGAATGAACCCGGAACTTCCAAGAATTTACGAGATAGATTAAGTGCCTAGACAGATTAAAAACAGATAAAATAATTTGGAGATTGTGAATAACCAAATGGATCCGCTATTTGAACGACGCGAACTTACCAAGAAAGTTCACATCCACTCGAAGTTCATGCAGCGGAATATGCAAGCTCCCATCTTGGCGCAACTCAAAATGAACTATGAGGGTCATTGTTCGGCGGAAGGGTACATTGAGCGCAACAGTATTACGCTACTTGAATCTTCATTTGGACGAACAAACTATATTCATGGCGGAATCGATTACGATGTACGGTTCCAAGCGGATATTTGTATGCCTCATCCGGGTCAGCGATTCAAGGCGATGGTAAAGCTTCGATCAAAGGTCGGAATTCACGCCGAAACTCCACCTATCAAGGTCCTCATTCCTCGCGATCTGCATATGGGCAACGAGGATTTCGACAAGGCGGAAATCGATACAGAAATCGAGTTCGAGGTTGTGGGGTCTCAGTTCAAGCAAAAAGATACCGATATCATTATTGTAGGCAAGCTTCTCAGTTTGAAAGAGCCTGAAGTTGTGATGACGACTCAAACTCCTGAAATCACTCTTCCAGTTGTCACCCCAGCAGAAGGCGAGAAGCAGGTTGTGATTACAAGCACTGTACCGGAACCAGAGAAGAAGAAGCGTAAGCTGAAGAAAGGCGGCGACGAGCCCGAAGTATTCACGATTCCTGCGCCGCCAGTTTAAACGGCAAAACACATAATTATACAAATGGTGTCTCGCAACGACAAGGAGTGGATGAAGGAGCAGTTAGATAAGCTTGATATGAATGAACATACTCAAGTTTTTGATATTGTAAAAAAATATACGGAAGAGTTCACGAAGACGCAAACTGGTATTCTAGTATCAACTGCTTCTTTATCAAATGAATGCTTGGAGGAAATTCGGCGATACATTAATTTTTGCTTAGATCAACGGAAGCGTATGGATGAAGATCAAAAGACCAGAAAGACATATGAACGAATGATACATGATTAGTCAAAAATGGACTTGTTTTAATCCAGCTAAAATATAATAGTATGGAGTCTATAATTACAAAGCCTGTAATTGTAGGACTCACTCAATTCATAGATATTTCAAAAAAGGACCCTAAAGCAGAGTTTGAATGCAAGCTGCTTTGTGGTAAGATCCAAACCAAAGATGTAGCAGACCGATTATTGAAGACTATCCAGACCCTCTCGATTGGGTCGATGACAGAGGAGCATCGTATGACATTCTGTTACCCAGACAGTACTCGGGTAAATGTATACGATCCTCAAAACATCCTGAAACTTGTATCCTCGAACTCTTTTCGAGGGATGCCAGTGGATGTTGAACGAAAGCAGCGATATTACGATGGAACGACTGGTAAGGCGGATATGTACGATGCCCCCGAAGTCAGTTCAAGGTTCACGCTGCGATCCGAAACGAAGATTCGAAAGGATTGGGAAGGTAATCCAAACGATCCAAAGGCGCATGTTCGCATGATTCATCGTAAATCTTACAAAACAGCATCTGAACTATTCCGAATTGACTTTTCGATAATTAAGTCGCGAGGCGTGAATGTAAAATACAATTTAAAAACTATGCTAAAGCAGCCCGTATCCTACGAATTAGAAATCGAGTTTGTAGGAAAAGATTCGAAAATCAGCTCTGAATTGATTGTTGGTGATCTGGTGAAGATCATGACATCTATTTCACAAGCCTATTACCAGACCCCATTCCTCTTATCGATTTCAGATATGCAGCGATATTCTCAGGAATTCAAGATGTCGGGTGTAACTTTCTATAATCCGGTAACGATGCTGCGCAGGCATTTGAGTTCCGATAATCCACACAATATCTCTAAGGGCTATACTGTCACCAACAAGGCGGATGGTGAGCGCGCAGGTCTGTATGTCTCTCGCGATCGTAAACTTCTCAAAATCACGCCGACAGGATTAGTGACATGGACGGGAATTACGGCGATGGACGATTCGCATATTGGAGACTTTGTGGATGGTGAGTACATTGTGGACAAGCAGTTGTTCTGTATCTTCGATATCTACCGCTTCCGTAATCGCGACACGAAATCTCTGCCGCTGATGAAGACGGATGAAGATATCCTAAAAAATCCTCAATCGTCTCGACTTGGAATGGCGAAGCTGTTCGTTGAGGATTTAAAAAATCAGTTCACGATTCTGCCGTCTATGAACCCTATTCGCGTCGAAACGAAACTGTTCTTGGCGGGAGACGGACAGTCGATGGAAGAAGCGATTCAAACAATTTTGAATACACAGTTCGAGTACGAGACTGATGGACTTATCTTTACGCCTCGCGGAAGTGGAGTTGCGCCGTCAGAAGATCGTAAGGGTAAGACTTGGTCGCGAGTGTACAAGTGGAAGCCCGCAAACATGAACTCTATTGATTTCCTTCTTACGATTGAAGAAGAAGAAGCGTACGATACATTCACACAAACACCAGCAAAGAAGGGAAATCTGTATGTCTCTCGCACCCCAGGAGACGATATCATCTATCCTCGTGAAACGATGACGGGAGAGTATGTCGAGCGCGAACTCCCCGAATCACTAAAAAAGGTAGCGGCAATGAATATTCGAATACCGTCCATCTTCCAGCCAGCAGTTCCACGCGATCCCGATGCGTACCAGATCATGGTTCAGTTGAATAACAAGAATCTACCAGTCGATCAGGGCGGAAATCGGGTGGAAACAAATACAATCGTAGAGTGTGCGTACGATACGGAACACAAGCGATGGACAATTCTGCGAACGCGATACGACAAAACTTACCAGTACCATGTACTCAAGGAACCGCAGTACGGCAACGATATCTTTGTAGCAAACTCAATTTGGACTTCGATGCATGTTTCCATCTCCGAAGAAATGCTTTCAAGTTTCGTAACTTCTCCACCAGACGATACTTTCGAAGACGATATGTACTATCGCGACGACCTCAAGCGTGGATGTCGTGTATTCAACGATGTGTACAACTTCCATAACCGTATTAAGGACGAACTGTACCGCTCAAATATTCGCAAGGGCGATACGCTACTTGAACTGGCGGTAGGACGCGGCGGCGATCTGTTCAAGTGGAAGAAGAGCGGTCCTTCAAAGGTTGTTGGCGTTGACATTTCGCTGGCGAACATCACTTCGCCGACACAGGGTTCGGCAGTACGATACCTCAACGAAAAGCGCCGTAATCCGTACGATTACATTCCCCCCGTTCTGTTCCTCCAAGGCGACATGACAGTATTTCCGCTGTTTGAGCAGGAAGATAAGTATATGCCAATTCTTATTGGAACAGAAGAACCATCAACCGACTACCTCAGCCAGTTCAAAGGAATCACAATGTTCGATAATATCTCGTGCCAGTTTGCGCTGCATTATGCTTGCGAGACGGAAGAGACTTTCCGTAACTTTGCCAAGAATATCCAAAAGTACGGACGGAATATGTTCTTTGGAACATGTTTGGATGGAAAGGCAGTATACTCGCTTCTGATGGGCAAGACTACACATCTATTCGGAGACGAAAAGCAGTTATGTGGCGAAATGACCAAGCAGTACGAAGATCGCGAAATGTGGTCGGAAGAGTTTGGAATGCCAATTCGAGTATTCTTAGAAAGCTTCGATAAGCCAGAAGTCGAGTACCTTGTCCCGTTCAATCGCGTTTGCGAAATCATGAAGGAGGTAGGATTCGAGCTGGAAGAGTCTCGGATGTTCTCGGAACTTTACCAGCACCAGAAAAGCATTACTTTGTCGCACGAACAACAAGTGTTCTCGTTCCTCAATCGCACATTCGTATTCAAACGAACATCTCCACCCAAGGCTGAACCTGAACCTGAACCTGAGGCTGAGGCAGAAGCTGAAGCTAAGACTGAAATTGAGGCAGAAGATGATACAAAAACAGTAGTTACGGATACTGAACCGTTCACTGAAGTTGTATCTAAGAAGAAACTCAGTAAGAAGAAGAAAGAGCCTGAACCTGAACCTGTACTGTTCAGTACGGGCGACGAGACGGGAGGACCGTACGCTTCATTCAGTAATGCGTCAAAGCATTCAGTTGATATTGAAGGTGTGACATACCCTACGATCGTACACTACATTGTAGCAATGAAAGCTCGCGAAATCAAGAATGACGATATGTTCACAAAGATTCTGGAAACTGCGACTCCAAAGGCTGTAAAAGCGCTGGAGAAGAAGATTGTACTTTCCGATGAAGTTTGGAATGCAAAGAAAGATGGTATTATGGAGAAAGCTGTGCGCGCCAAATTCACTCAGTATCCTGAACTTCGTTCGAAGTTGCTGGAAACGGGTGAGAAACAAATTGGAAATGCGGATGCCCGAGAAACATACTGGGGTATTGGAACATCCATGGATACCGACAAGGCGAAACTGCCTTCAAAATGGCGCGGTCAAAATAAACTTGGAAAAATACTGATGGAACTGCGCAAGACTCTCATTTGCGAATCAGGTTAAACTTCCTCCTCTGGCGGTGGCGGTGGTGGCGGTGGTGTGAGAAACATATTGGTTCGCACTGGAACTGGCGCAAACCTAAAACTTGTTCCCTTTGTTGCAAAAGGGTTCTTCTGTGCAGTATTGTTTATCACAGGAAACATCCGAGTCATTGTATCCTGTTCAGGCGCAGGAGCTGGTGGGAAGGACATACTTCGCTGTCGCTCCAAAACAGGATTTTTCACTACTGGCACTTGTTCATCAAATACAACACGAGTTGCTGGTGTTCGTGTTGGTCGCCTCAAAATAAATACAAGCAGCACAATTCCAAAAATTGATGCAACAACAGCACCACTAATAATTCCAACCGTTGCAATCGAAGTCGATGGCGCCGATTGAGAATTTTGAGGAGCCTGTGCATTCAAAATAGTCATTGTAGGTGTAATTGTGGCACTGGGAGTATAACTCCTCGTTCCAGTCATTGACATGGTGGGAGTATAACTTGCCGTCCAACTTGCAGTTTGAGTTCCAGAAGGTGTGCTTCCAGAGCTTGGGGTATTTGAAGGCGATCCTAACGGAGTGAGAGTTTGTGTCTGCGTGGCAGTCTGGGTGGCAGTTCCAGATGCTGAAGCTCCTGAAGATTCTGTCCGCGTTCCTGTTCCTGTTACAGTAACAGTGCGTGTGGCTGTTCTTGAAGGAGACGCCAAAGCACTTCGGGATCCAGATGGTAGAGCAGAACGAGTGTAAGTATTAGTACTCGTTGCACTTCGGGATGCAGTAGTGGTCGGACTAAGTGCAACGGCACGAGTTCGAGTCGCAGTAGTTGTAGATGTAGGCACACCAGCCCGAGTCCGAGTCGCAGTAGTAGTAGGTGTTGGGATAGCACCTGCACGAGACCGAGTCGCAGTAGTTGTAGGTGTTGGGATAGCAGCCCGAGTCCGAGTCGCAGTAGTAGTAGGTGTTGGGATAGCACCTGCACGAGACCGAGTCGCAGTAGTAGTAGGTGTTGGGATAGCACCTGCACGAGACCGAGTCGCAGTAGTAGTAGGTGTTGGGATAGCACCTACACGAGACCGAGTGGCGGTCGGAGTTAGAGGAACTAGTGCAATTCGAGACCGAGTTGCAGTAGCAGTCACAGTAGCTGTTCCAATTGGAGGTTGACCCCCGATTGGATTAATGATAACAAATAGAGTTAACAATGAAGTTAACAGTCGCATTTTGTATATATAATACAAATTCTGCTTAAATAGAGTTAGTTCAAACATTAAGGTAGAGTAACTTCATTACTATCAATTCCTAACGATGGAATAGTTGGATCAGCGCATGGATCTACTCCACTACATACTATTGTAAATCCAGCGTATAATGTTGAATCAATAGTCAGTTGAGTTGTAGTGCTTCCAAATATATCTGACCCATCATCAACAAATGGAGTTGAGTTTTTAGTGGGTCCGGAACCTGTAATATAATACCACTGAACTGACATTGGTGAACCAGTTAGGGTAACTGTACAAACAAAAAATGCGCCATTAGTCACAACGGTTATATTACTGATAGTTGGAGTAATACAAACAACCGCCGCTTCAGTACATACACATGTATCAACCATTGTGCCACCAATAGGGGGTTGAATGACATACGGTTTCTCACCCTGCTGAATAATTTCATAAGTTTCGTTACTTTGATCAAGCTGAGGTTTTATTGGTCCCGACAAAGCAAAACTTGCCAGAACACGACCCTTAATGAACCGTGTTCGAGTAGACATAGAATTATCGGTAGTTGGCATTATGTATTGTTCATAAAAAACACTTAATTATTCAAGTATTGGACATCCTCCTATCACTCCATCAAGATTGATTCGAACTGTTCCACAGCTGTTCGAAACAATACAGTAAATATCGGTAGTTGGACACTGTTCCTCGGAACTAGCGCTCATTGTTAATGTAGGTGTCAGACTTCCTGAAATATTTGGACCATCAATAAACGGTTGAGGAGGATTAGTTCCTGAAATATAGAACCATTGGAAACTCGTTCCTCCTGAAGAATTCACTGTGTAATTGCATCTAGTTATCTGCGTTTCCTGATCAAATGCACAATTACTTGGTGTTATGGTTCCACTTGTAGGAAGAGGACATGATGAAGAATCATTGCAGCATGTAGATGCAACTCTGTTTGAAAGTGTGCTGTACCTCCGAACACCTGCGTTTTTCTGTTTATTTTTATCGATGCTCTGAACAGTTCGAGTTACACAAGTTGATTGATATGAACACTTACTCGGTACGTTCATTTGTCTCAAACTGCTTATAATAATCAGCGTATGATCCCACAGGTTCTGAAGCTGGAGCCGCTGGACCTGAAGCACCATCAAGCTTCTTAACTACCGGATCAACATACTTATCGAAAAGCTTCTGACCCACAATTCGAGATGCTTCATCTTCCGTCATTTCACCAGTTTCAATCTTGCGACGCATCTTCAGCATTTCGAAAAATGTCTGGTCCAACTTTCCTTCAATATGCATTTCAAAAATTGTAGGGAACTGATTGTACAGAACCTGGTTGTCGGCACTAACCTTAGAACGATACTCTGGCGGATTCGTGGTCTTCAACCCTTTATGACGGCGCATCGAATGGTCCATTTCACGAACGAGCGCCTGAATTTGGATTGAGTTGAGAGACGCCATTTGTGTTATTTCTGTTCAATACATTAATATGGCTTCTTATACGACAGCTGCTAATGGACAAGTAATTCTAACTTCTGGAGCTCCATTACATATTCCCGCAGCTCAGAATATTCAAGGAGGAATAATTGAAGCTGCCAGTGCGAAAACAATAGCGTCACAGGCAGCCGCAGCTGATCATTATAAGAATTTAGGTGCTGGACAAAAAGGTGCGGGTCGCCGTCGTAGCCGAAAACATAAGGGTAAGCGCAAAAGTCGCAAGGTTCGGCGTGGCGGGGCTCAGTCTCTGAACATGGTCCCGCTCGGATTACCCACTGCCAATAGTGTTCCGGGAGTGAATGCCGACGATGTTCTTAAGGGATCAGTAGACCTGAAAAATCAGATAGCTGCAGATAAGAGCTATGATCATCTTCGTGGGGCGACACCAATTAAGCTAGGTGGTTTCCGATTTCGCGATGCCGAGGAATTGTATCCTGGAAGCGGCTCACAAGAAGATACAAAAGGTCGGAGTAAAGTAAAGCATGGACGCCGTAGTAAAAGGACTCATCGGCGGCGCCACCGTAAGTCTTCTCATCGTCGTAGCAGGAAGCGTAGCCGTGTTTAGTAACTTTTGGCAGTACGCTTCAACGCCGTATATTGTGTATATTTGGATGCTCGCACTCACATCTTTAACGGTAGGACAGCTGGTATTGACCTCGTTTGTGGCATCGACTTTGATGGAAGCACCCTCTCAAACAGCGTCTGCAACTGTATCATAAACTCGGCACACTGATCTGAATCAGTAATTCCAGTGAGAATAATCTTTCCAGTTCGGAAAACTTTAGCTGTCCAATTATTTGGACCAATGTGGATCTTGACACCGGGATACACATCGGGATCATAGTGCGAAGTTATCAGAGGATTATTCATTTCACGAATTGTGTTGTGCAGAACTTCGCGAGCGACCGTATCATTTGAAGTGAGCTTAGTCGTATAATTCATCAAAACAGTTCGACGACGAAGAATCTCGTAATTTTCGGGGGCATCAGTAATCGCATGCCGGCAGTTGGTCCAAAGAACAGTGAGCAAATCGCGCATCGCACAAGTATCGTACCTCTCATCAAGAACACCAGTTAGATGGAACACGCCATTCTGGAAGATCTTGATGGTAATTTCCTTATCAGGTAAAACACCATCTCCATTATTCAAAACTACAACTGTAATGGAATTATGACAAAACCCAGTTGTATTATGTGTTTCCGTCGGCGCATCCTTCTTTACGCGACGCTTAATTTTATCCCGCTTACTTTCGCCTCGCTTAGCTACACCTCGCTTCTCGACCTTAATAATAATATTATCCAGAGGAAGATCGTTCATAATCGTAGTTGTATTGAACTTCAAGTTTGTGTAGTACAGTACAACCATTGTTGAAAGAGTTGGAGTATCCATTAGTATTTAAAGGAAATCATGTGTAAATCACTATAGTCCGTTTTCAGTCAATATTTCGATCTCGTTCTTCCAAGAAAAAGGAATGCTGTCTACAAATTTACATACCATTCCTACGGGAAATTTACGAATGAGTTTACGAAGTTGAACTTGGTGTGCAGGTTCAAGCATCCATCCAGGTTCCAGATGTCCTAAGAACACCGCAATATTGGAATGGTGATTAACTATAGCTAGGCTTTCTCCAGCCAAATCCGAACATGCAACTTTCGATAAATCCAAGACTTTTTTAGGTTCATGCATTTGCTTAAATTTTTCAGCAAATGTGTGAAATTGTTGTATATTTGTAGATACGAATAACATTGTTTAGTATATTGAAAAACTCGTAAACTCTATTGTGCACCGCGGAAACGAATAGGCTGGTTAATCTTTAGGTGACCGGGAGCTCTCGCTGAAGGTACATACGGCGTAATATTGCGAGCAGGATTGACATTCAAGTCGTTACCATGATGCTTCTCGACATACGGAATCTTACGAAGAGCGCCACCAGCCTTGTAATGTGGATTGCCACCAAGAGCACCCAGTTCCTTACCTGGCTCAAGGTTACCTGGGTCGGCATACTGTCCTCCAGCTACACTTGGACGAGGAGAGTACAATAGGTGAGGAACTTGGTCAGGAGCAGTATGATTTGCAGGAGGAGGAGTGCACAGAGCAGGGTTACCAAGATTACGAATCGTATCATCAACAAAAACATTGGGTGTTACGGTGCTACGATCATGAGGTTCTCCGCACGATTCATTAATTCCCTGAGTACGGCGCATGAAATCTGAAGCGCTCTGCGGGGCAACGGTAGGTACGATATCGACACAGCAAGGAGCAATAGATACGGTATTGGGCTTGATTCCTGCCTGAATATACCCTCCAATTGCCTGAGAACCACGAAACGCGGCAAAAGTACTAGCATCCATCACTGATCCTCCCGTCTTTTTTTGGTAAGACATAACTTTATGAAGAGGAGCCATATTTGAGTCGTAAGGTGTGTTTACGACTCCCACCTGTCCTCCCGTAATTGGAAAAACTGTGGATGAGCTCATGCGGACTTTTGTGGTATGCATCGATGCATCTGTGTTTTCGCGAGTATCCAAGATTTTTATTGCAGCTGCATCTTTACGACGCAGGTATTCCTTATAGGACATTTGTGTGATACACGGATTTTATTATCTTAATTAACATGTTCCGAACTTAGTTGAATTTAGTGAACGCTTACGACGAATCCACTCTGACGCATCTACTGGTCCCTTCTGCTTGTATTTTTGGACATCAGCATTAAAGAACTGGCTTGAGAGGAATAAGCCGTAATCAATGCCCTGTTTCTTGGGCTTGCATACTGAAGGTGCTATTCCACCAACACCAGGTACGAATACTGCACCGTATACTGCTCCAAACACTGTTAGACCAATTGAGTAAATAGTAACAGTTGTACCTGATACAGTATTAAATGATTCGCCGACACCAACTATTTGGGTAGAATCAACTCCTGATCCCGATACGGTTAGCGTTGGTGGAGATGTTGAGTTGGAAACTATTGTAAGTACATCAATTCCAATCGTAACTGTTGTTGATACATCAGGAGGAAGAGAAGTAGCTACGACTACAGAAGTGTCCGGTTCAGCGACTGGAACAGTGACGGATTGATCGGAGTTTGGAGATATATATATTATAGGGTTATCTGGTGGAATTTCTACTTGTGAGTCCTCGGATAGAGTTGAGTTAATTGCAATAACATCATCCACAGTAAGAATGAAAGTTTCTCCCGGAGCAGAAACTATTACATCTGAAATTTGGTCGTAGTCGTGAGTTGCCAAGGCTTGAATTAAAGATACTGGAGCAGTAGTCTTTTCATTTAATGGCATATAACACAGATTATACCCGTCTGAAAATACCAGTGTGCTTTTTGGTGTAATGTATGTCAACGATTCAGGAACAACATAGAACCCATTCATAACTGTTGATATAATTCGTTCAGGTCCGGTAGAAACAACACTGATTCCATCAAGCTTTGTATTATCACCGTTTCCGACATATAAGTTATCAAGATCATCAAATGCTAGTGCACAAGGTTTAGAAAACCCTGAAGCAAATAAGACCGGTGCATGATCCGTATTCCTATCATGTGGATTATAGCGAATAATTATACCTGCTTCTGATAGAGCCGCATATATATATCCATTACTATCACACGCAATCGCAGTTGGAACTTCTGTATTTAACTCGTTGTCCTGACCAAATCCTTCTGGTTCAATTGTTATACCAGTTGCAATAGCTTCGGCGATTCTATCTGCAGTTAGAATTAACAAATCTCTACCCAATGTTTTGTTTAACAAAATTAAGTTTCCGACATTATCAACTGCCATTGAAACAAAATCCTTATCGAGTTTTTCGCAAATTAAATATGGATCTTCATTTGGATCAGAGTCTACTAACTTGTAATATATTGAGTGTTCTAAACTCCCATTCCAATAATTGGGAACACCTAATATAAATACTCCTCCGGCAGGTGATGTAGTTGAACCTGCCCATACGACTTGAGCAATTGGAACCCATTGATTTAGAACCGGTGTATTTAATGGTAAAATTGCCTTCGCGTTTACCAAATTGTATGTGTCATCAAGAGAGTATGAATAGGCACCATAAGAAAATGTTGAAAAATATGGACCGTATATGTTTCCTGCAGGATCTGATGTAATTGTTCCACCATTAAATACTAAATCCGATAAATCTGCTTTGTACGCTGCAGTACCTACAAATTCGGATACGCGTGGCTTAGAGTTAATTATTTGTGGTGTTACTGTCTCAACTACATTAGAATCACCAGCAACAGCTCGGAAACCTTGAAATCCAGCTGGAGTGTATATTTTAATGTCGGGTGAACATCCATTAAATGCATCAGGACTAATTTGTGGTCCAATATTTCCTTCAATAACAACTTTAGTTAAATTTGAGCATCCAAGAAATGCTTCTGACTGAATTTCTTCCATACTTTCCGGAATGTAAACGCTTTCCAAAGAAGTACAGTTTTCAAATACAGGATCTCCAACGAGTCTGCATCTAGATGGTGCCTCGAATACAACACTACTTATTCCCGATAAGTTCGCAAACGATTTATCTAGAATTCCAGTGACAGTATTTGGGATTTGAACAACACCACTTACTGGTCCAATAGTTCCACTAATACATAGCTCTGTTGAAACCTTTAATCCAAATACTCCCCCACTACCACAACCGTCGTCTGGAACTGCTGTAGCAACTGATGGCCAACGGGAAGAATAAATCATTTCGGCTTGTGCGGTGGCATCGACAGCAGGAGTATCGGTAGGATCTCGTACAAATCTAATTACAGGAGACACATAAGCACTTCCATACGATGAAAACATCACTCCTGACACAGACTGCTTTCCAGCATTTGGCGAACCTGATGGGATAGTTGACAAAATAGCTACGGCTGACGCACCTTTACCTAGACCATTTACTAGTCCTTCAGTAATAACTACCGATGGTGTCTTAGTGTATACTCCACCTTCTCGCATAATAATACGCATGTAAGATGCACCCATAATTGGAGTAGCTGTACCAACTGCACCGGCTGGTCCTGTAACTGTTATTGTCGGCGCATCACCAGTCCAGCCCGTTCCTTGATCTTTAATAAAAATATCTCGAATTGTGTTTGCCAATACTCCACTCACACTTGGTGTAATAACAGCACCACTACCATAAGGTGCTTTATCAGGAAAAATAGACATTGGGCTAGGATAGATCTTTGAATTATCAATTGCATTGTAGTCTACATTCACTGATACTGTTGGTAGTCGTGTATAATTAATGCCGGGGTTTACTCCCGAAAGTCCGCTAATAGGTCCTTGGATATATGAACCTATATCCCATTGTCCTACACTTAGAACATCAGTTATAAATTTAATTTTTGGAGGTGCTCTATATCCAGATCCAGGATTTGAAATAGCTACACCTACTAGGAACGGGCAACCTGCTCTTGCCCATGCATTACCAAAATCATAAGCATTGCCGAATCCCGATACTATACTTAAATTCCAGCCCATTGGATAAGTGTTTGGTTGCGGATTGGCTACTATATATCTCGCGATTTCGAGATCATTTTTTGCCTCCTGATACCGACCCCGATGAAAATTTGCATGCAGTTCCGCGTCCAACGTGCCGCCGGGCCAGTTTCCCGTCCGCACGGCTTCCTCGGCGACGGAAAGCTGAGAAATTCGCGTTGTAAAAATATCCTCTTTGATTTTTAAATTCGCGGCTGCAGATGCAGCATATTGTTCTGGCGTAGCTCTCGTCCAATCATACCAATTCGCACCTAATTCTGGTTGTGGTGTTCTACTTGTTGTACTATAAGGAACAATAGTGATTGCACCACCTTTGTATCTATATCCAAGTTGTGCAGCTGTTTTTATTACAGGAACTAGCGACAATCCCGATCCAGGACATCCAGGTTCATTTGTAATGTCGAACCTATACCCGCTACCTGCTTTATTACCGCCAGGACTATTGAAATCTTGACACCAAGAAGGTCGGTAATCAGGTAGCCAAGGCATCATCTTTGCTGGAAAAAGGTTTCCAATGAGAAGTCCCCCGATTGATCCACTAATAATGGGACTTGCACTTGCTCCAGATGCAATTTGAAAATCTAGGGGGTTAGGAGTTATTTCAATACTTGCTGTATTAGTTACGATATTCGTTAATCGATCACGGTAAATTATGTATCCTGAACCTCCATTTGTCACAGTTAAGCCAACTCCCGATGATGCAGCTGAATTAATTGTTGCAACAAATGATCCATTTCCATCAGATGTTGTTACAGTTGGAACAGAAGTGAATCCTCCATTTGATTGGACATGAAACCTCTGTATAAACTTGGCATTTATAAATGTTGAAGTGATCTCATTATACCCTGAACCTTTTTGGGATACACTCGCTTTAAAAGTAGAAGCATATCCAGTAGATCCAATAAGTGTATCAATCGTTCCATCACTCTTTCGTATTATCTTTCCGGTCATAGGTGCAGTATCATATCCACAGCCATTATCCAATACAACAATCTTCGCGATTTTTCGGGATAAAATAGTTTGGATTCGTGGTGGAACTGATTGATCAGTAGTAAGACGTTGACTGAGTCCCGGCCCGTACACTCCTCCGATCCGTCCTAACATAAGTTTTGAAATTGGAGAACTTGTGTACCCAGTTGCTCCCTGCATGAACCTTAATTTTCTTATTGAAAGACATGGTCTGGCGTTTCCAAGAGAATATGTTAATGCAACACCACTCCTTTCAACCTGTGCATAAGTAATATTCATACTTCGGTGGTCGCGGTAGGAGTAGATATTATTGGCAAATGTTGCAGCATCGTACCCGGTTATAGAAAACGGAACGCCGGTTGGTCCATCAATAAGTGTAACGAAAGAATTACTGGAGGGGGGGTTAATCAAGGAGCCCTCACCCTGACCAACACCAGGAATTGGATTTATTATTCTCTCAACCATAGTCTTGCCACCAAGGCGATAGTTTGGATTGGTAGGGTCTGTATCAGCTGCCCACCAAACAGCAGATTCTGGGTAAAAATTTAATAAAGGATTATTCACCACAACATCTGTTGCAGTTCCGGAATCTTCCATGATTGGAACTACTACAGGCTTAATAAAATTTGAACTATTTGGTACTGGTGATATATCAATTGTTGGAATTGTCTCGTATATTTTATTTGGATTTGATGGTCGCATATCACCTATAGCAAAGCATGACATATCTGCAACAGCAGTACATGAACCGCCTACACCGTTCACTGTTATAGTTGGTGTGGATGTAAAACCGTTACCTTGTGACTCAATTCCTATTGCGTCAAGAAGATAATCAATATCGCCAGGTATGACTGTAACTGCAGTTGTCAACTGTTGTAAATGGGAATTTGAAGGTATAGTTATAGCAGACTGAAAATTTCCTGGTGGAGGAGACCACAAACCACATTTCATGACAAGATTGGTATTTGAGGGAGAATATCCGGATCCAATTTGTTCTAAATTTACCTGTTTTACTCTTACACCCCTTGATATAATAGCTCCTCCATCTATAGCTACAGGCAATGGTCCACCATTCACGAAATCAAGTAATTCTCTGCTCATAATATTATTGCTGGTGTTGTCTGAATAATATCCAGGTTCTCCAATCCTTTGTCCGCCTTCACTGTTGCCAGCATACAAAAATATAGGGAATTCTGCGATCGTTGCTGCTCCAATCAGGGCACCACCGAAACCACCTACCGTTTCCGCTCCACCATTCACTAAATACCAAGCTTCTTGGACTTGTCCAAATTGGTCATCAGTTTGAAGCCTTGTAACCGTGAATATAGGTGTGGAAGTGTATCCCTCTCCAGGATTCGTAATTGTAATAACAGGGCTGTAAACTGTATTATAACCTACATCGTTCACTCTATTAAGTGAAGGTTTACCGAATGGGCGCATATACCGACCTCTTGCTTGAAATGATGAAGTAATATTTTGG